CAAAGACACCACACGGGAGCGGCAGGCATCCACCATAACCGCAAGATAGATTTAACACTTAAAGCACGTTGTCAAATTGAATGGCAAAGGCAAAATAACAAGACTATAGAGGACTTTATAAAAAGATACGGGCGTAACTATTTATAGTACGCCCTTATATAAGACCTAACACGGACACAAACGCGCTTAATTTGAGCGTATACGCGTTTAAAAACTAAAAAGGTATAAATTATACCTAAACACTAAAAACGCCTTAAAAACGATTTAAAAGGGGGTTATATATGAAATTTAAAACAGTAGAGCAGGATATAAGACCTATACTTGAGGCAAGCGAGATAGCACGCGCCGACGATATGGCACTTTATACACGCTACGCCCGTAGAAAGATTAAAAGCTTAAACCTTGGCGCGGGGTGGATAGAAAAAGTGCTTAGTGATCGCAACTTTAGGATTTTATACGGCATAGCTCCATATGATACCGTAAGCAGAGTACGCCGCAGATTGCAGGCAGAAAACGAGGACTTAAGACCGTCTAAAGAGTATATCGAGGAAAGAAAGAAAGCTGAAAGAGATTACAGAGAGTACGCTAAGAGAGGGGGCGGGAATATTGAGTAATAGCGTAATGATTACTTTAATTATCTGCGTAGCCGTCGTATTGGTAACGTGGATCAATAGAGGAAATGAAAAAAAATGAAAATATTTATCAATTATGATTTTCCAAATTGGAACGAGTACATAAAAGCGGAGCGTGGGAGCATTTACCACGCTAACGCTATTAAGCAGGCGGAAAAGAACTATATAGCTTTTACAGTTAAAGAGAAGTATAAAGGCAAGTACCCCGTAACGCTAACTATACGCCCGTACTTTAAGAACAAGCGGAAAGACCTAGATAACTTTAGGCTTAAGGGACTTATAGACGGGCTAGTAGCCGCGGGAGTGATAATTAACGATAATCTTAATTGCATAAACAAAATAATCATAGATCCTATCTTTACCGACGAGGTGGGCGTAGAGGTAGAAATAGAAGAAAGTTAAGGGTGAAGAAATGAAAAAAGTAAAAAACAAGGTTTTAAAGTGGGCGGCTATAACTAATATAGTCTTATTGATACTTAGCGGCATGGCATTAGATAGCAATAGCGTAATACCTATTGTAGTTTGTGGCGCTGCGCTTACTTATTTAACGCTTTTCATCATGGCGAATACAAGGGGGTAAACATGGCTAAAAAATACTTTTGGTTAAAGCTTAAAACGGACTTCTTTACAAGTAGAGCTATGAAAAAGTTACGCAGGATAGCAGGCGGCGACACTTACACGGTTATATACTTAAAGTTACAGTTATTAAGCCTTAAAGACGAGGGCTTACTATACTACGAGGGGGTAGAGCCTACATTTTACGAGGAAATGGCTTTAGCACTCGACGAGGACGAGGAAAACGTAAGAGCTACGCTTATATTTCTTGAAAATATGGGGCTTATCGAGAAGAAGAACGACCACGAGTATATATTAACCGAAGTTCCCTACCTTATCGGTTCGGAAACGGATAAAGCCGAGCTTATGCGCAAGAAAAGAGCAAAAGAAAAGGCGTTAACGGGTAACAATGTTACCGACGCGTTACCGCTTGTTACTAATTGTTACACAGAGATAGAGAAAGAGATAGATATAGATAAAGAGAAAGAGAAAGAGATAGAGATAGAGAGAGAGAAGAGCAAGAAAGTAGATTACGAGCTTATAGCTCGTATGTATAACGATACTTGTGTATCGTTCCCAAGGCTTACGACTTTATCAGACGCTAGAAAGAAAGCTATTAAAGCTAGGCTTAATAAATACTCTATTGAGGATATAAAAAAAGCTTTTGAACTAGCAGAGGCTAGCGACTTTTTAAAGGGTAATAACGGCAGGAATTGGAGCGCTACTTTTGATTGGATCATAAAAGACACTAATATAGCTAAGATATTAGACGGCAACTACAATAATACAAAAGCCGATACTAGCCAATATAAAGCCAATACTAAAGCGCAGGAGCTTAACGACTTCTACAACGTTGTAAGTAGTTGGGCGGATAGTGAAGAGTAAAACCAAGGGGGGCGTAACATGAATAAAAAAGAATTTGGGCTATTTGCTAGCGCACTAAGAACATATTACCCAAAAGAAAACATATTACCAAACGAGCAGGCGTTAGAGTTATGGTTTAAACAACTCCAAGATATACCGTATACCGTAGCGGAGATAATGTTAAATAAATGGGTAGCTACTAATAAGTGGTCGCCTAGTATATCAGATATAAGAGCAGCTACGGCAGACTTAACGCAGGGAGAGGCTAAAGAGTGGGGCGACGCTTGGCAGGACGTACTTAAAGCAATAGCCAAGTATGGATCATATCGAGAGGACGACGCGTTGGCTAGCATGGACGAAACCACTAGGAAAGTAGTAAAGAGGTTAGGTTTTAAAAATATTTGCATGAGCGAGGAAATACAAGTAGACCGCGCTAATTTCCGCATGGTATATGAGCAGCAAGTAGAGAGGAACAAGCAGGACGCACAGTTACCGCCAAAGCTTAAGGCTTTAATAGCTAACGTGCCGTTGATGATAGAAGAGGGGGGCGAAAATGGCTAAGTTATGGATAAAGACGACTAAAGACAAGTACGAGTTTATAGTAGCTATGGGCGAAAGTATTAAAGAATTAGCTAAAGAGTGCGGAACAACTGAAAATACCATATATAGCGCTATGAGCCATGCCAAAGCAGAGGGTAAAAACTCAATATATAAAAAGGTGGTGATTGACGAGTGAAAAGTAAGTATAAAATCCCGTGGCACGTTCGACAGTACGTAAAAAAGGAACTTATGGACTATAAGGGCAATAAAAAGTTAGTAGCTAAGTATAAGGGCGACACGAGGGGGCTTATATTAGCTAATACGAGGTTAGCACGGATTGAAAATGTATTAAATAGCCTTAACAAAGAGGACAGAGAGGTGGCAGAGTTGATATTTATAGACCATTACACGCAGAGCGGGGCAGAGATAGCAAAAGGGCTGAGCAAAGCGGCTTACTACAACGCTATGAATAAAGTAATATACTTAACCGCCGTCGAAATGGATCTAATATAAATTAAGAAAGCGAGGTAAAAGGAAAATGAAAGTAATTGACGTATCACAGTTTAACGGCTCGATTAATTGGACTAATGTGGCTAAGTCCTGCGACGGGGCTATAATAAGAGCAGGCTATAGGGGCTACGGAAACGCCGCTTTAGTTACCGATAGCAGATTTAGCACTAACATTAAGGCGGCAACCGCTGCGGGCGTTCCTATTGGCGTATATTTCGTAACGCAGGCGGTAAACGAGGCAGAGGCAAGGCTAGAGGCACGCTACACTTTGGCATTAATAACGGGGTATAAATTAGCGTTCCCGATATTCATAGATAGCGAGGACGGCGGAAGAGGGAAAGGACGAGCCGATAGCGGAAAGCTTAGTAAGAGCGCGAGAACGGCAATATTAAGCGCTTTCTGCGACGAAATAGAGAGAGCAGGCTATAAAGCGGGTATATACGCGTCGGAGTATTGGCTTAATTCCTTACTTGACGTTAATAAGCTTAGTAAGTATTACTTATGGGTAGCTAAGTACTCCACTAATAAGCCTAACGTGCCGTTTGATGCTTGGCAATACACAAGTACGGGCAGAGTAGACGGAGTTATAGGAAATGTAGATATATCGGACTTTAATAACGTTGTAACTACCGCTCCAACCGCAGCAAACACAGAAGAGCCGAAAAAAAGCGACGAGGAAATAGCCGACGAAGTAATAGCGGGCAAGTGGGGCAACGGATCACTTAGAAAGAAAGCCTTAGACGCTGCGGGCTACAATTTTTACAAAATACAAGACATAGTAAACGCTAAGCTTAAGGCTAAAGGCGATATAGCTATATATCATACCGTAAAGAGGGGCGAAACATTGGGAGCAATAGCCCGTAAGTATAATACTACGGTAAATAGACTAGTGGAGCTTAATAACATCAAGAACCCTAATTTAATCTATGCAGGATCTAAACTGAGGGTAAAGTAAGAGGGGGTAAATATGCCGTATAGTTTAAGGACAAAATTAAAGCATTTAGCATATGAGAGAGATATAACCGTTAAAGAGTGCGAGAGATTAATAAAGGCGCTTGATTTATTAGACGCGTTTGAGGAGATGAACATACAAAAGATAAGAGAAATATTTG